GACTTCCGAGTCGGTTTTATTTTGCTTGAATCAAATGAAGGGGTTCAGGTTGCTGAGATTACAGAAATTGGGCGTTATGTGGTGACACAGCAAGAAATTCGAGATCCTGAAACAGATGATATTATCCAGGAGGAGATCGTCGAGTTTGAAGATGGATTTAGATTTTCAGAAAGTATCACAGCAACCAATGCTTATATGACGCCATTAAGAATCTGCATCATTGATGGTGACGCGAGTATTGCAGCTTCTGGGTTTTATGCAGGACAGGAAATCACATTTAAGGTGCTTGATGAAGATTACCCAGATGATGAAGGGGACGAACCAGAACAATATAAGGGTGAGGATATTTATTTTAAGCCATTGGTGTTGGAAGGTGATTCATTATCAATGGCATTGACTCAACATCAAGTGATTGTAGATGGCGAAATAGGTGGCTTTCAAGACTTCACGAATTGGGAAAAGCCAAGATACACCAAGCCTTTTAAATCTATTTTGAAGTCAAAAGCAGAGTATTCACAGTATAAGAATTTCTTATTCAGACGACTTGGCAAATATAAAGCCTTTTGGATGCCACTCTATGAAAAACATCTCAATGTGACGAGTAGTGGTCTGAATTGGATAGAAGTGGACAATGACTATGTGATTGAAGCTGATCGTAAAAACTTGGCTGTAAAAATTAATGGTATTTGGTCCGCACACTCAATCACTGCAATCAATAAAAATGGTAGTAAAACAAGGCTAACTGTTTCACCCAGTCTTGATGTGCTGCAGTCTCAAATTCAATCGGTTTGTTATTTAGGACTGTATCGTTTAGCTGCGGATAGTGTTGAGTTTTCTTTCTTGGGTAGTTCAATCACTCAAGTCAATGTGCCAATTGTGGAGCTTCATTCATGATCTTTAAAAGTCGTAAAGAGCTTTACCAATTTAAGCATGGTGCCAAGGCTTGGTATTTCACTAGCTCATCAAAACCAGTGGTGCATAATGAAATCACATATCAGCCGATTCGTGGTCTAAGTCGAACAGATATTGAAGATGCAGGGATCGATAAAGCGGATGTTGATATTACATTTCCACAGATTCCACTTTTGGATGCCAATGCTGAAGATCTACAGCAGTTGTTCATCAACAAGATTTTCTATGATGCTGTCACTGTAACGATTCTTGAACTTTATAAAGGCGAATCATTGGTTTTATTTAAAGGTCGTGTGACAGTTCCAAAGTTTGATGAAGATGCCAAAACGATGACGCTTGTTGCATCCACAAACGAAACCTATCAGCATCGCCAAATCTTAACACGCAAGTTTCAAAAGCCTTGTCCAAATAAGATTTATGATCGTTTTTGTGGTTTAGATTTTGATACATGGTCATCAAAAGCTACAGTTTTATCCATCAGTGATTTACAGGTTGTTGTTCAATTTAAACCAACATTAACCGTGGTTGAATCTGTCGATGAAAATGAAAATCCAGTTGTCACAACAACCACAATTCAAAGTTCATTATCAACTTTTGAAGCCAAAGATACAGTCACCAAAACTAAAACTGTGGTCAAAGTGACAACGGATAAAGACACAGGTGAAGAAACCACTTCAACAACCACAGAAACCATTTTTACAAGGGAAGCTCAAAACGCTTTTGCACGAGGCTTGATCTATAAAAATGGTGTGTATGTGTTTGTAGTGAACTCTTCAGGAATGGGTTTGGCAATGTATCGACCATTTCCATATTTAAAGGTGGGCGATGAAGTCTTTATTGCAATGGGATGCGATCAATCCATAGAGTCTTGTAAAACTTTTGGAAATAATAAGAGATTTATGGGTTTTCCTTTTATACCAAACTCAAATCCAATGAACGATGAAATTGTTAAATAGAGATTAATTATGGTTATAGCTCCTTGGTTAATTTGGGCGTTGTTAGCAGTAACAGTAGCATCAGCAGCATATAGTTATTACGCTTTACGTAAAGCTCAAAAACAGAATAAACAAGAGCCATCTCAATTGAATGGAACAATCGCCGATGAGGGGGTTTCATTCTCCGATATCGCAGGCTCTCCACACATGCATGGGAATATTGTTTGGAAAGGTAATGAATCAACCCTACCAATTAAAAGCAAAGGTGGAAAGAAATGAGAATCTATATGTCTGATGTTCGTAAAGCAAATATGTGCGCTCGAGGAACTCGGGCATTTTTTTTACTTCATGGTTTGGATTTTCAAGATTTCTTAAAAAATGGAATTGAGGAGGAAATTCTCCTTAATACAAAAGATGCAATGGCGATTCAGGTAATTGAGGTGAAAAATGGGCGGAAGTAAATCACAAACTGTGGGCTACAAATATTTTGCAGGATTAATGGTTGTTATCGGCAATCGTATTGAGAAGCTTCTAGATATAAACCCTGCTGAAAAGGGTTGGATTGTAAGTGATGAAAGACCCAGTGAAAACGACTCTATGTTTATTCATTATCCTGATCTTTTTGGTGGCGATAAAAAAGAGGGGGGCTGGGTAGGATTTATTGATACTCATCTTGGAGCTAACGATCAAAAGCAAAATAAATACTTAGCTCAACACATTGGAGAGGATGTTTCTGCATTTCCAAATTTATCTTACCTCGTTTTCCGTGGTGCTGATGTATTAGGTAACCATTATCAAGAAAATACCAATAAAGGCTTTCAATTCGTTTCCATGTCAGGAATGATGAAAGAATTTTTACTTTGGGTGAAGCGCACAAGAATTAGAAATGATGGATCATTGCAGTGGTATGATAGTAAATCTGAAATTCCAGATTTTGAAATTTATAATGAATCTGGATTTAAAGATGAGAGTTTAAATTTTAAATTCAAAAAAATATGGAGTGATGATTTATATGGGGGTTATGAAGAAGAAATAGAGAGAATTTACACAAGTGGAAGTAGGTACTTTTTTAATCCTAACGGTGGAAATTTTCCAGGTGAAAATTATTCTTCAGCATCAGGCTCATATATACATGCTCAAAATGATTTGGGTGAAAACTTTAAAATGTATGCAGAATTTTCAATCAATACTGGATTAATCGCTGGTATTATTGAAATGTATTATGAGATAAGAACTATAGGTGATTTTATAAAAATTACTCCATACTCTGTAAAAGATTCAGAAATATTAATGATTGAAACAATTAGTGAAGAAGTCTCGGATAAATCTATAAATAGAACTCTTAAAGTTACATATAATATTATTGGTGGGTCTGTTGGGATAAGAGTATCAACTAAAGGGCGCAGATTAACAGGTATTTTAGATGACTCAGAAGCAGCATGCAGTGTATTGTTTTATGGGTATCGAGTGAAAACTGAGAAATTTAGATATGTGAAATACGGAGATATGAACCCAATTCACAAGATTCGAGAAATTCTTACAGATTACACAGCTATGGGTAAGCCCGAATCAGATGTTAATGATGAAAACTTTCGTCTTGTTGCCGAAAGAATTTATGATGAGGGTTTGGGGTTTTCATGGTGTATTCAGCAAAAGTCATGCAAAGAAGCGCTTGAAGAACTTGAGTATCACATAGAAGGTGGGGTACGGATTAATCGTCAAACTGGTTTATATGAAGTTATTTTGTTTCGTGATGATCTGCTAGATTTAGATGATGCTTTGCACTTCGATGAAAGCAATATCAAGTCCTTTCAACCTGACATTATTAATGTTGAAGATCAAATTAATGCAGTCAACGTCTCATTCTATGATCGTGAGAACATTAAAGATTCTTCATTCTCGCTTAGTGATGTTGGGTCTTTTCATACAATTGATCATGAGAATGCTGAGGACCTTAAGTTTCCATATTTTATGAATCGTCGAAATGCCGAGAAAGTTGCGAACTGGAAACTTAAGCAGCTTTCAACTATGGCATGGAAGGGCACATTTACTACAGGTAAGTATGAAGCACGAAAGCTGAATAAATATGATGTTGTAATGCTTTCTTGGAAAAGTAAAAACATAGTTAATTTGCCAGTTCGGGTGATGAATATAAATCTTGGAAATGGGCGAGACAATACAGTCACTTTAGATTTTGTTGAAGTTGTTCCTTACTCAAGCATCAGCTATTCATCAATCAATGTAGACCCAAATCCGAATCCGATTCTGCCACCGCAATCAAACTCAAGTATTGTTTTTGAGATGCCATATTTTGAAGCTGTTCAACGCATGGGGCAAACTTCAGTTGATACTGAATTAGCAAATAATCCTGAAATTGGGTATTTAATGGCAGCAGCGATAAAACCTCAAAACAATTCATTAAATGCATTGTTATATACAGATGGAGGCTCAAATACGCTGGATTTATTGGAAGAGGTTGGTGTTGTTGATTATTGTGCGAGTTGTAGCTTAGACCAGGATATCTCATTTACAGATACATCTTTTGCAGTGAAAAAAATGCAGGATTTGTCTCGTGTAAAAGTAGGCACTTTGGTTCAAGTTGATCAAGAGCTTCTTGTTTATCAAAGCTATGATACTGAAACAAAGGTGCTCACAGTCAAGCGAGGGGCACTAGATACACTACCAAGACCGCATTTAAAAGATGCGGTTTTTTATTTTTGGGACGATTCAAGTGGCCTAGATCAAACTGTGTATGTAGATGGTGAAACGGTACATGCAAAAGTATTAACAACAACACCAAGTGGTGTTGAAAATTTAGGTACCAGCGCAGTTCGCATTCTTGAAATTAATGGTCGTGCCAACCGCCCATACCCACCAGCAAATGTGAAAATTAATGATGAGTATTATCCTGATGAAATTGAAAATGATCTTGTATTAACTTGGGTTGATCGAAATCGAGTGCAGCAAACAGGAGGTGAAATACTTGGATTTTTTGAACCTGGTGTAACTCTTGAAAGTGGTGTTTCTTATCAATTAATTCTTATTGAGCGAGATGAGAACAATGTTGTTTTAAGAACTCAGAATTTAAGCTTAGGCTCACTTAATACTTATACTTTTGCTACATCTTCAATGGATGCAAACACATTCTCTATTGAAATTACTTTGAAATCATTGAGAGATGGTTTTGAGTCTTATCAATCATTTAATCATGTTGTAGAGCAAAGCCTATTTTTTAGTGCGCCCTACGATTTAAAAGTTGAGTTTAAAAATGACTAAAAGACTAGAAATAAAATGGAAACTTGATGGTTTTGTTGATGAGCAGCGTTATTACTGCGCTGAAACATCAATTGATCCTGAAAACTTGCCTACACCCAAAGTTATCTTGACTGGTGACGTGCGGACTTATGTGGATACAGATATTAAAGCAGATAAAACTTATTTTGTAGCAATCGGGTCTGTGAAAAATAATGTTGAAAAACTGAGTGATCAAGTAAAAATACTAGCTTGGAATGATCTAATTTTATCCCTCTTTAACACAAATCTAGGTTACTACTTCAATCCAAACTACACTGAAACACTATGGCAGGATGTTGCTGGAACAATCCCAGCAACTGTCGGCAGTATTGTTAGGAGAATAGACAATCTATGTAAATTATCAGGTGCGCCAGCTTACGCCTATGCAACAAGCGATCAAAAAAGCCCAATATTGCGGCAAGATGCAAAGGGATATTACTTGGAGTTATCAGGGGGGCAATCTTTTGTTATTGACCAAGTAAACATAAACAGCATGTCTGCTTCTTTTTTTTACAAATATTCTCCAAATAATGTGGCTCAGACTTCAGTTGTTTTTGAGACATCTTCAAGCGCTTATGATTATCAAAATAACCCATATGCTATTCTTTCATTAATAGATAGTTCATCTGTTACATCCTATGGATCTGGAAACTTATCAGTAACCGCATCAATGATTGCATCAAGGCCAATTACTTCTAATATAGAGTCAACAGTTATTGGTATAGTAAAACAAGATCCAGTTAAGTCAGCAGTAAAAGTAAATGGTGGAGTAGAGAGCATCTCCACGGTTTACCGTGGCCAACCTCAAAATTTTAGAAAGTATAATCATTATTGGGGATCAAGAAATAATTATTCATTTTACCTAAACGGGAAAATGCGGGCATTTGGCTTGGCATTTAAAGAGCTTACTTCGATTGAAGTTACGGATTTTGAAAATACATTATCTAAATATTCATAGCACCCAGTTGGGTGCTTTTTTAATGCCAAAATTAGGGGGTTACATGTCTGAACAAGCGTTAGACACATCAGCTACAGCACTTGTAGCAAGCAAAGCTGTTGGTTATGGAGGTTCACTTTCAGGCGTTGTATCGGCTTGGATTGGGTCAATAGATATAGTTGTTTGGGTAAGTATTATTGTTGCAATTGGTGGTTTCTTAATGAACTTCTACTTTGCACGTAAGAAAGATAAACGTGATGAATTAGAGCATAAGGCTTATATCGCATCGCTTCAAATCAAGGGGAAGATCGATGTCAACAAAGACTAAAATCGTAGTAACAGCATTAAGCGCATCAGCGCTTTTTTTTACGTCTTTAATTAGCTATGAGGGGTATAAATCAAAACCATATTTAGACAGTGCAAAAGTGCCAACAATCGGTATTGGGTCAACATCATATGAAAATGGTACCAAAGTCAAAATGACTGACAAGCCGATCACCAAAGAACGTGCTGTTCAAATTGCAAAGGCTCATATCGCAAAAGATGAAGTTGCTTTTCGTAAGTCGTTGCAGGGCGTGAAGCTTACTCAGACTGAATATGATGTGTATCTAGACTTTGTTTATAACTACGGTCAGGCAAATTGGAACGGCTCATCGATGCTCAGAAATCTCAAAGCAGGGCAGTATAAGCAAGCATGTACTTCATTATTGAAATACAAATACGTTGCAAAGCGTGATTGCTCAATACGTTCAAATGGTTGCTATGGCGTTTGGACCAGACAATTAGACAGATACAACAAGTGTATAGGAGTGCAGTAAATGCCAATAGCCATAATTCTATGGAAGTATAAAAAATGGATCGCAATTGCGGTCTTTATTTTTTTATACCTTGTGCAAATTGCATATACAAATCATCTAAGTGGAAAACTTCAAGTTGCTGAAAAGAAATGCGCAACCAAGATTCAAAAACTTAAAGATGATCAGCAAAAAGCATTGATTGAAAAACAAAACAATATAAACAAAGTGAGCGCAGATTATGAGCAACTTAAATCAGAACAACGTGTCAAAGTCGAAACAGTTACACGTGAAGTGCAAAAGATCATTGAGCGTCCTGTTTATAACAACGTTTGTATTGATGCTGACGGCTTGCGCATCATCAACTCACTTATCCCCGACGATTCCAGCTAACTTGGTTGTTCCTTGCCCTAAACTCCTTAAACTGGAATCAGGGCAGGGAAAAGAAATAACTATATGGATCATTGATACTGTCGCAAAATACAATGAGTGTAGCGCTTTGAATGATGTGAAGAATGGGATTCTTACAAGAGAATAAAATAAAAAAGTAAATTTTTTATCATTAAAAAAACATAAATTACAAATATTTATAAAAAAATAGATTTGCCATTTTTATTTATGTTAATCTTGTAGTGCACAGGAGAGACACAATGACTGATCAATACAAGATTCAAGTACCTGGGACTAATGTCTTAAGGCGGGCTGGTGCCACCCTTATAGATTCTAATGCCACTGAAGATGATGTCCGTGATGCTTATGTCGTAATAGATCAATGGCGCTCTTTGCACTCTTACCCGATTGATACATTCCAAAAAACACTTAAAAGACGCTGTGGTCAACTTGGATTTAAGGACTTTACTGTTGCACAAAGATTAAAGCGCATGCCATCAATTATGTCTAAATTAATTCGCAATCCAAAAATGAATTTAGCTAGAATGCAGGACGTTGGTGGGCTTAGGATAATATTACCTACTGTGCAAGATGTTTATATTCTGCATAATGATCTAATTGTTATTAACAGAAGATTTAGTCATATTCCAAAATTACCATGCAATGACTATATTAAAAACCCTAAAGCAGATGGTTATAGAAGTTTACACCAAGTATTTACTTATAAAAGTCGTGATCATGAAGAGCTAGACGGCTTGAGCATCGAGCTGCAAATAAGGACCAACCTTCAACATACGTGGGCTACAGCGGTTGAAACATTAGGGGTTATTGAAAATACATCCATTAAGTCTGGGTATGGCAGTGATGATATTAAGTTATTTTTGAAATTGAGTAGTGCATTATTCTCAATTAAAGAAGAAATGCCCGTAATTGAAGAACTAACAGATTTATCTCCTAGAGATATAGCTTATCAAGCAAAAGAGTTAGAATTAAAGTTACAGATTTTCTCTAAGCTTAAGGGATTTGCTATATCTACAAGCCAAATTGAAACAACATCAAGAAGCCAGTATGCTTACCATTTGCTAATTCTTGAGAAAATAGATGGCAATTGGAAGGTGCATGTTATGCCCTTCTCTAAATCCCAAGAAGATAAAGCTAAATCATTTTATGCATTAATGGAAGCCAAAACCAGGAACGATATTAACTCTGATGTTGTATTGGTTTCAGTGGGTGACATGAAGGCAATCAAAAAAGCTTATCCAAACTACTTTCTTGATACAAATCAATTTATCAAAGAAATGGAAACAGCCTTTAAAAAATATTTAAATTAAGCTGCATGAGGTCAAAAATTAAAATTGACCTCTTTTATTTTTATTAAGAACTTTATTTCTGAGTGGATTTTTAGTGAGTCAGAATAAGACGTTTTGTTTTATTTTTTAATGCCAGATTTCAACTCATCACAATAATCTGACCATCGTTGCATCATCTGTCTGCGTTTTTCTAAATGCTTTGTACGATTATATGCTCGACCATGCATGTCTCGAACCTGATGACCTAACTGCATCTCAATAATTTCAACAGGATATTGTAGAACTTCTTCAAGCATTGTGCGCGCAGATGCTCTGAATCCATGTCCAGACACTTGCTCCTTTTGATAACCTAATCTTCTCAGCGCTTGATTAATTGTGTTCTCTGACATTGGCTTTAAATTAGAAGTAACAGCAGGGAATACAAATTCACTTTGATTGCTGGTTACAGGGTGTATTGATTCAAAAAGTTTTAAGACCTGATCTGACAATGGCACAATCAGCTCAACGCCGGTCTTACTTTTTGTCTTTGGTGGAGTATAGGACCAAATCTTCTCATCAAAATCTATATCACTCCATTTCGCATGTCGAAGCTCACCTGGTCGAACAAAAACTAAAGGAGCAATCTTTAGAGCAATTTTTGTAATATATGTGCCTTCATAATTGTCAATATCATCAAGAAGCACAGCGAAATCACTTGGATTTGTTATTGCTGCCATATGTTCAGCCACAGGCGTTTTAAGCGCACCGCGTAGGTCTTGGGTTACATCTCGCTCACATAAACCAGTAGCAACCCCATATCTTAAAATCTGTCCACATTTGACCTTAACCTTTTTAGCAGTCTCATATTTTTCTTGACGTTCATAGATTCGACAGATATTTAAAATATCAACCGGTGTGACTTTGTTGATTGGCTTTTTGCCAATACTCTCAAAAACAACACTCAGTAACCTCTGTGCAGTCAATCGAGTTGAATCAGCAATAGTCTGTTTTGATAACCATTCTAATGCAACACTTTCAAAGTTATTTTTCAAGGCATTGCCAAATTCAGCAGCAACTCTTTTCTTTTCTTCTTGTGGATCTATATTTTGAGCAAGCAGGGTTCTTGCTTCATCACGACGGGAACGCGCATCTGCAAGTGAGACTTCTGGATAAATTCCAAAGCTAATCGTATTTCGTTTTTTGGAGTATGGGCGATAGTAATCAAAGCGCCAAAACTTATTATTGTTTTTATCAACGAGTAAGTATAAGCCACCACCATCGGAGAGCTTGATATTTTTACCTTCTGATTTTGCCTTCTTAATCTTAGTATCATTAAGCGGTACAACGGTTCTAGCCATTTTAGCGGTACCATATTTAGCGGTATTTTGTAGATACCGTTAATAGTACCGTTAAAAACACCTGATTATCATAAACTATCTTAGACTATTAAATTATAAAAACTCAGTATTTTCAATACTTCTGGAATGTCTAAAATACTATCTTATATCTTCTTATAATCTATATTGGTGCGCCCTGCGGGAA